CGGAACACAGACGCTCGATCTTGTTGGGCATTACTTCCTCTTCTTCTTCCAGTGCGGAACCATGCGATCCTTGACCTTCTCGACGGCCTCGCCTCGCTTGAGCTTCGGGTTGGCCTTCATCTCCTTGGCGACGTTCTCTCGCAGGATGTCAGGCGCAAGATCGACGCTGGGTTTTGGCGGCTTTTCTGGTGGCGTGTAGTTGACGATTCCTCGAACTTCCAAGTCGCGTACCTGGGCAACCCGCTTCACGTCGGCCACGCTGTCTACCCATGCCATCGGGTCGCGGTGCCCACGCTTGTCTGCAAGTCCACCCATGTAGAACTTGCCCGATGTGTTTATGCCCGCCATCTGGGCTTCGCGGACCATTCGCCTCGCCATGTGCGGTGGCATTGTGTTCATCCAGCTTCCATCGAGCCTGCCCTCCATGAAGCTGCGGTCTGTGCCCTGCGTTGAGGGAGCCTGCTGGTAGGCCACCATGTCTGCGAATCGCTCGCCCGCCCCGGACTCGATCGCCGTCTTGTAGCGGTGAACGGCCTCGACACCCAGTGCCTGAATGTGCTTCGGGATCATGGTGCCTCCGGCGGGATGATGTTCATTTCTGGCGGAATCTCTGGCGGCATACCGGGGTCTTCTGGCGGCAGGCCCTCCGGCGGCATGTCAGGAGGCGGGCCACCCTCTTCCGGCGGCGGACCTTCAGGCCCCGGCAGGCCCGGAGGTGCGGGCGGCTGCGGAGGTGGCGGCGGGGGAATCAGGTACGGCTGGGCGTCGATGTCGAGCGAGTCGGCCCAATCGGAGATCAGGGCGTTGAACGGATCGACCACGCCCATCGGGATAAGCTGCTGGAGCACCGGCCCCAGCGTCTGGAGGGCCATCTGCATCTGCTCTTGGCGGGTCGCCTTGTTTGGCTTTCTCGCTGACCCCGCTTCGACTCTGTACTCATACTCACGAGCAATCCTGTAGGGGTCCAGATTGGACACATGCTGTGCCCATGCTTCTGCGCCGACCGGACCGATGACCGGCTCCACGTCCTGCGGCTGGAGAAGCCACCGTGCTGCAAGGGCCTCGCGACGAGCAAGCAGGCTCATTGCGTTTTCGAGGCATTCCGCCATGTCGTCCGGCCGAACGCTGATCTGCTCCGCACGGACCTGTGCCTCCGTGGCACTTCTCATCTGTGCCCGCGTCATGCCGTACGCGAGTTCAGTAAGCCCGACACGCTTGTCGAACATCTCTGCCACCCGGTCGATGATGGCGAAAATCTCGCCGTTCACCGGAGGAAGCTGGAACACCGACACGATCTCGGCAACCGACCGCCCAAGGGTTTCCGACAGCTCAACGATCTTGAACCCTCCCTCACTGTGGGCGAGGATCTGATCCTTGATGTCCTGATCCGCTGCCTTCGAGACCCCGATCATCGTCTCGCAGCTAGTCGCCACACGCTGGGCAAGGAACGACAACGCCCAGTTCAAGAACCTCAATTCCGGCACACCCGGCTTGATGTGGCTGATCGGCCAGATGTACCCCGGCTTGCGGTGGAACATGAGCGGCACGAACGGCCAGCCGTTTGCTTCGGCCCAGAACGGGATGGGCCACTGCACGGCCGTGAACAGCGAGTCTGGAACGCCGGTCTCCTCGCTCCCAGGCTCGCTGAATATCTCCGGCGAGACATTGAGTGGGTGCTCAATTCCTTCTGCCACGACGATGTAGCAGTTGTCGCCCAGAGAATCGTAGTTGCCCACGCTGTCCTTCGGGGCGTCCTTCAGCCTGTCGCCAAAGCCCGTCTTGCTCCAGATTTTCCAGTAGGTCACAAGCTCGTTCGTCTTGCCGACCTGCTTGGAGTTGGCCCGGTTGTCATACGGCGTATTGCCGTACTTGTCGCCGGTATCTGATATGCGGCCCGTCTTGCCCTCGATGTTGGCCTTGAGGGCTTCTCGGGACAGGCCGTACTGCTTGGCAACCACGTCGATCGGGTGCGAACACCGTCTGGCACACCAAGTGATGTCCTCGATCTCCGTGGCGTCCGGGTCCATCGTGAAGTTGTCCACGCTGTCCGCAAACGACCCGATCATGCTGTTGCCGCTGCCGGGATCGGTGACAAGCTCTGTCCACCACAGGCCCATGCCCTTGATGATCCCCTCGTCAACCACTCGTCGGCTGTGGGTCTTGAGGTCTAGCTCGTTCGGCGTGTAGTTCAGTACACGGGACAGAAGCTCGGACACGATCTGGCGAGAGGCATCTGCGGCCATCGTCGCCTGGGCCATCATCTGATACCGCTGCTGCGACTCCATGTCCTCCGGCGTCACGCCAACGACTTCAGGCGGCACGAACGGGAACTTCGTCGGAGAAATCGTCCGCACCGGGTTGCGGTGGTAGATCACGCTCGCGAACAGCTTGACGGCCTCGAACACACGGTTGATCTGCATCCGGAAGCCGGGGGGCGAGATCGTCCGGTTGTAGCCATAGTCGCCCTTGGCGTACTGCTCACGCCAGAACCAGTTGTGCGGCCCGTCGAAGAACGACATGGCCTCTGCGGCGTCCTCTGTGAACGGCCGCTTGTGCTTGAGGGATAGCTCGATCTTCTTCAGCCAGCCCTGTGCAATCCCACGCAGTACGTCATCCGGCTGCTCACTTGCCATTCTTCCTCGCCTCGCGTTCTGACTCTGCAATCACGGAAACGCGGGACGCGGCGAGCTTCTTCATCTGCTCGAACCACGGGGCAAGCTCCCAGCAGCCCCACTGACGCCACGCATGGTTTTCCTCAAGGCCGGGATCGTCCTTGTGCCGGACGCAGACCTTCTCGGTGAACCCAGCTTCGGGGATGAACACAAGAACAGTCGCCGTCATCGCTCCGGGCTTGGAGGAGATCCAGCCGATGCACGGCTCGTTCTGGTTCATCACGCTGGCGTGCCAGTAAACGGGGTCGCCAATCTGCACGGAAGGAGGGGAAAATTCATCAGCCATTGATGGCTCCAGAGCGAGGTGACAGGTAGATCGCATTGCCGGTTTCAACGAGCCCCATTCGTTTGCGTCGGTTCTTCACCCACTCCACATACCAGGGCTCATCCGGCTCGATCATCTTAGGTCGGTGGTATCTGGGCCTGTAAGCGCAAAGGTACTCCAGACACTGGCAGGCATGGACTTCCCCACGGGTGTTCGGCATGTCGGTCACGATGTACGAACCGCTCACGTTGTTCACCTTCTTCTTGTAGCGTTTCATCTCACGCTCAAGGTCAGGTACAGAGCCTCGCAGGATGCGAAGCTGGGGCGTTCCGTCTGGCCGAATGTGCAGGTAGTTCTGCACGGCCGACATGCGGGAAATCACGTCGTCACAGCCAGCGATGAAGCTGCTGCCGGTCGTCTCGCTCGAAACCCCACGGGCACGAAGCTGCTCTGTGTACAGTTCTACAGGGAGTCGGCCTGACCCGATTTCACGCAGCCGCCCGCCGTGCATGTCGATGATGAAGGCGTGCATGTTCTGGCCCCGGCACTTCTCCTCCATCCGCTCCCCGAAGATCACGGCGTTGCATTGCCGGATGTACAGTTGGTCATAGATCACCAGAAACCGCTCGTCCGGCGGCACGGCGGCGAACAGCACTGCCGTCACGGCGTGGCCTGGGTCGATGGCCGCATAGCGGCACCAATCGTTCGGGATGGCGTTCTGCGGCAGGTCGGCCCTGTCATACCCGTGGACGTGCATGGAGAAGGACGGGTAACAGAGGATGGAGTCCGTGACGAACTCGCCCTCCGCACGCATCCGCAGAACGTCCTGCCCGAGAGCACTCCACCGTTCGAGGTTCTTCCGCTTCTCCTCGTCGTCAATGTGCGGGTTGTCGAGGAACCGCAGCCGGAACATCTTGATCGTGGGGTTCTCCACGCCAGCTTGCTCGGCAGTCTCGGCACGTTCAGCTAGACCAGAGAGGGAGTCATTCTTGCTCCACGGCATAGCACTCCAGCACAGGCGCCCCTTACGGTCAGCGAGGCGGGCCTGAAGCTCCGGCACCCAGTTCTCACTGCCCGTGATGTCCTCGTCCACATGGATTCTGTCTACAGAAAATCCCTGCGGAGGATCGCCCTCCGACGAGTAGAAGTAGATCATCCACCCGTTCACCAACTCGCACGATTGGATGTAGCGGGCGCTCTTGAGTACCCACGATATTTTCTTGACGTAGCGTGGCGGGATGAGCGGCGGGGCTGGCTTGGCATCCTTCGAGCGAGCCGCATCCTTCGTCGGATCGTAGGCACGCCACTCCTGTGTCTGCTCGTCACGGATGATCTTGAACGCACCCGCACGGAACAGGTACGGGTAGACCACCGTGCCGATGTGCTTCCAATCCTTGCCGACGATCAGGAGCACGCCATCCTTCTCGGGGTACTTCCCGTGAGGATCGGCACCCGTCACGGCCCTCGCGTCCTCTACGAACGTGGAGAGCGATTTGCCAGAACGATTGCCGCCCAGGACGAGAACTTCACTCGCCTTGCAGGCGTGCATCGCCTCCTGCTGTGGCGTCGGCCGGTACAGCTTCAACGCCTCGATCTTCCTGCTCGCCAGTTCGGCCTGAATCTCCTTCAACTGGCTCTGCTGGAATGAGCCGAGCTTTTGAACCGAAGGCAGCGGCGAAATCTGAGGGCGTTTGCGGCGTGACATCGACAATCCTTCCCTGATACTGTGCGGCAACCCTGCGGAGACGGTCATCAAGCTCCGTCTCAAGCTCCTCGTCAGTCCACTGCGTCATCGGCTTCTTGGCCCCGCCCATCTCGGTGTTTTTCACGACGAGCCGCAGGACGGTTTCGATCATCTTTGTGCGGGTGGCACTGCCGGGAGGCGAGTCGAAGTACTGCTTGACGGCGAGCGCACTGAATCCGCTGGTACCACCGAAGTACTCCATCATTCGCTCTAGCAGTTCGCTGCTGTGCGGTATGTTTTCCCCGCCCTGTGCGGCTGCTTTCAGGAACGTGTGCATTGCACCGGCCTCGATCGAGGCCATCGTCCCTTCGCGTTCCTTTTTCTTCTTCGCCCGCCGAACGATCTTGCGGCATGACTTGCACCTTGAGTCGAGCTTCCCGCTCCCCTTGCGTGTGTACCACTCGTCCGTGTCGGGGAAGGACTTCCCGCAGTCGATGCACACCTTCTCGACGGGGCCGCTCATGACTAGCAGTTCCATGCCCGGAGGGACTTGTTGATGCGGCTGTCTGGGTCGCTGGCCGTCGCCTTGCTGGTGAGCTTCTTCTTCATGCCCTCCATCCTGCTACAGAAGGAGTCCCGGCGAGGCCCACCCTCCGGCTGCGGTGCCTTGAGGTTGGCGTCGTTCTCCCGGTTGTAGGACGCACGGCCCTTGGCGTTCAGACCGCCATCTGGGTCTTGGCCCTCCTTGCGGGTCCACGCTGCGCTCTTGAGCTTGCGGATGCGGTCGCCCTTCTCGTCCATGCGTCACCTGTCGGCTTGGGGAACGGAACGGATCATGGGTGCGAAGCCATCCATGAGCGGGTTGGACGGCACGCTGGCATCTCGCGTGGATCGCATGGAGGCGGGCGTGTCCAAGTCCATGAGGCCAGCCTGCCGAAGCTGGTCAGTGAGCAGTTCGATCCTCATCGCCGCATCATCCAGCCCGAGAGGCTTGGGGGCCATCGCAAGAGGCTCGTTCAGCATGGCTTACTCCGTAAACGACGGTGGCCTTGAGGGTCGCTTTCCCCCAAGGCCACCGCTCGGCATCACATCACCCTTGGATCAGAATCCGGCGGCGGTGCGAACGAGAATGCGTCCGCTGGTCGTCGCGCTCGTCGCGATGGCGAACCCGAGAAGCGGGTTGGTGCTCTGAGCCGCAGCCGAACCGGCAGTGGCCGACAGGCCGTACGCAGCACCGGCAGCAACGCTCGTCGCCGTCTTCGTCACCGTCGAGGGACCACGAACCACGAGCCAGAACACCTCGTTGTTCGGCACGCCCGCAGCCGGGAGGTACTCGTCCACGACGCCCATGAGAGCGGTCGAGGTGGTGGCGAGGCCGTCCACTTCCGACAGGATCGCCGCATCCTTGAACTTGGCGACGGCACCCGGCAGGAGAGCCGAACCCGACGTGTTCTTCACGGCGATGCACTCGATGGTGCGGTTGGACAGAAGCGCACCCGTCTGGGGATGCGTGTCCGCGAACACCTTTCGAGCACCCACGATGTGGGAGCCGTCACCAACCTGTGCGTCGTAGTACGTCTGCGTGATACCCAGAACCTGCCCACGACCGAAACCCGGATCAGCAGTCAACGTGCTCATGTAATCGGAACCTTTCCTTCAGTTGGGAGATACTGGGATCAGGCGATGGCCGCCCACTTCACAAAATTCCTGGGCGACTTCATCTTGATGTTGGCAAGGCTGGAGACACAGTACCTGTGGCTTTGGAGTTCCTCGTTGTAGAACGGTCCCTCCGCCGTCATCAACTGGCCTTCCATGCACTTCAGTTCCATGTTCCCGATCGAGAGACCGTATCCCACGCCAGCGGGCACGGCATACTCGGTCGAGCACTCGATGCCGTCGATCTCCACGACATCGCCGAAGCCATAGGACCGCAGCCCGTTGGTCTTCGTGACGATGGCACGCTCACGCGAGTCGAGCCGGTTGAGAAGCTGAACGTACAGCTTCCGGTCGAGGAGAATCATGTCGATCTGATTCTCTCGCGTGTCGTTCCGCTTCGCGTAGTTGACCGCCTCGCGGATCGCTTCGAGGCACTGATCCTTCCACGTCGCCGTGGCACCACCGAAGTAGGTGCTCGTGTAGTTACAGACCAGCGGGCTGTAGTAGTCATATTCCACATCTGCGGCGACGTAAGGCCACGATCCCGTAGCGCGGAGCGAACCGGCGAGAGCACCAAGCTCCGTCGAGAGACCGGCGTACTCGTCCTTCGCCCACGCGAACGGGTCGGCCGCATTCGCAGTACGCTTCGCACCCGTCGAGACGTTCACGGTGCCATCGGTGGCGAAGATCGACTCAAGACCGTGGAAACGGTTCTCGTTGCCAGCGGCGTTGCCGTCCGTGTAGATCTCGACCGACAGGTGCTCCTGCATCGACTCCTGAAGACGCGAGGCCATCTTGCCCGCCACGTCGATGAGGGCCTGGGCACCACGGTTCTCAAGCATCTCGCGCTTCGTCACCTGATCCGTCACGACGTAGCCGCGATACGGGAGGTACGCACGCTGCCACAGGTTGTGACGAGCGAAGACGCGGGGCGTTTCGCCGTTGTTCGCAGAAACGGGCTGATTTCTCCAGCGCACCTGCCAATCAAACCCGCGCCCGCCGTTGTTCATCGAGACGTTGCCGCTCGCTTCGAGCGCGGCGAAGACCTTGAACTTCCTGAAGGTGGCCTGTTCCTCTTCCTTGAGGTGTGTGACCAGGGTCGTAGCAATCGTCCTCGCCCAATCCACGCTCGACGGCATGTCATTTACCTTTCATCACATGAGGCCCGACTTCGCAGCGATGGCTCGCAGTCGGTCCTCGAAGGTCTTCGGAGCAACAGGAATCCGTGGGTCGGGCGGCGTGGCGGTCCTGCTAGGATTCCGCGTTGCCTCCCTTCGTAAGAACTGTATGTCTCGTTCAGCCTGATTCTGCGCACCAGTTTCTTGCGGATTTTCCATCGGGGCCGCTGGGGCGGGCTGTGCGACAGGCTGCGGGATGGCCTGCTGGAAGGCTTGCCGCTGCTGATTCTGCTGTTCGTGCTCGCGAATCTGCTGGTGGAGATCCCGCTCCAGCATCGAGGTCGCGAACTCCCACCTGTCGTCAATCGACTGAATGCCCATCCGTGCAGCCATGTCGATGTACTTGTTGACAGCAAGCCCTTCCTGCGTGGGAGTCTGGCCGTCCTTCTCGTAGAGCCAATCCTTGTTCTGCTCCTCAAGTGAACTGACGTACTGGGTTTCCTGATAGGACTGAAGCTGGGCCTGGACGATCTGCTGGGCCTTCTCCTGGGCAACCTTCTCGACCATCGGGCCGAGAGTCTGCTGCGGATCGGACAGGAACTTCGAGGCGAAGTCAGCCTTGTACTTCTGGTACTCGTACAGGGCGTGCTTGGCGTCGAGCGGGGCTTCCGGGTCGATGACCTCACGCCCGCTCTCGTCACGCACGAGATACCGCTTGTAGCTCTCGCGTACTTCCGGCGGATTCCACCACCGATGCTCCTCCGGGGCCTGCGCCTGCTGGGGCTGCTGCGGTCGCTGCGGAGCTTGCTGGGGCTGCTGGCCTTGGCGGGACATCGCGTCACGCCACTTCTGAAACTCCGGCCGATACGTCAGGTATTCCTTGGTGTATGGGAGGAGTTGCTGGTACTGCTGGAGAGCTTTTGCTGTTTGTTTCTCTCGTTCGTAAGACTGGTAGAGTCGCTGAACGATTGCTGTGTCTTCCGCCCCTTGGAAGTCAGGGAGAGACTTGAAGGCTTCCCACGGGGAGCTTGGTTGCGACGGGGCGGCTTGCTGGCCGGTTTCTTGCGTGGCGACATTCGACGCTCCTTCAACCTGCGACTCAACCGACTCCGAACCACCCTCAAGCTGGCCTTCAATCTCGTCTGACATGACGAACCTTTCGCTATTCGGACAACGGGCTGAACGGCCCTGCCACTCGCTTCATGGGGCGACCGAATGGGTCGAGGTTGTCCAAGTTGCCGTCAAAATCCGGGTACTTGGACTGAACCTGTTTCCTCATGGCGTTGCGAATGGCAGGCAACACGTCTTCGTTGTAGGCGCGCTTACTCGGGTCGTTCCATCCAAAGTGGCGTCTCTCAAAGTCGCCACGGAGACGCTGTGCCTCCGCAAGCTCCTCCGGTGTCTTCACGTCGTGGTCGCCGTACTTCTTTCCGCGTTCCGCTCCTGCTGCTGCGTTGATGGCGACCTGTACAGGAACCTCCGTGCCAGCCTCCATCGCTAGTTCGCCAGCGCCTTCCTTCGCAGCGTTCTTGGTGAGGTTGTTCAGGAGGCCACCTCTCGCCGCCATGTACGCCCGTGCGGCTGGGCTGGCGATCGCGCGAACGGCGGACTTCGCTGGGCCAGCCGCCACGTCCACGAGAAGGCTCGGGTCCAAGAAGTCGTAGCCCAGGTCTGAAGCAAAGTTCACCACTGGGCCGGGATCGACGCCGTGCGTCCGCAGCCAACGCTCCTTCGACTCAGGGGCGTCCATGAGAGCACCCTGCTGCTGCAACTCTGCGACCCTCGCCTTGATCTGTTCTGGCGTGGCATCGTCCGGCAGGTCTGCCACAGGGGTTCGGCTGTTCTGCCGATACATCTCGTTGTAGCCCAGTATTCCAGCGGAGTGCCCAAGGGCCTCGCCGATGTTCTTGGCCTCCGCACCGCCAGCCAGCCGACCGGCATTCGGCACGATGTTCGAGCGTCCCATGTACCAGCCACCGTTCGACTCTGGGTCCATCAGGTTTTGCAGGATGGCAGGCAGGCCGGTCGTCAGGAACTGCACGCCAATGGGGTCGATCTGACCGGAGGCGGATTCAACTGGTGCATTTCGGTTCACCATGTCGGGGGCCAGCCGGTAGTCCGGCGGGTTCTGGTATTCCTTCAGCACGAGGGCCGGGTCGTCCCTGCGAGCGAGTCCTTGCAGGAGCTTGAAGTTGCGGAGGTGCTCCTTCTGGGCCGCAGCCGTCGCCGGGTCCATGAGGAGGCGGCTCTGGTCCCAACGCTCTCGAATCTCATAGGGGTCATCGGACTCCATCGCGTACGCGGCCCTGCCCTTGGCCCGCTGCTCCGCGTTGGCCCATCCAGTGGGGGCCATTTTCAGGCCGACGACTTCACTCAGCGTCCGTGCGTACTTGTAGGGATCTCCATCGCCCGCACCAGTTCCCGGCTTGCGGTACTGGTCGGCAATGCGAGTGGCCTCCGCGAGAAGCTCTAGCTCCGCGTTCTGGCGATCGACTTCGTACTGCTCTCGGTCCATTAGCGGTCCTCCTGACTAGCACCGACACCGACAGCAATCGGAGCGAGAAGCCCCTGAAGGATGTTGCGCGACATCTTGAATCTCGGGTCCAGCGGGGCAAGGTCGGCACGGCGTAGCATTCGAGATCCCTTGGGGGTGAATGCAGTTGCCACTCCTGTTTCGTCGTTCACGAGCGATCCCGTGGCCCCGGAGGCCATCAATGGCTCGGTGTACACCTTTCGGCTTTCGGCGATTGAGAAATGCGGCTTGTCGCCGGTGCGGATGCTGGGGTCAAACGCATCCCTAGAGGTTAGGGCGGCAAGAGAATCTTCTCGCGTTTCAGCGATCGGGCTTGCCATAGGCATGTTCATTGCCTTGTTTCTGGCTTCCTCCTCGCCCCATCCGCCCTGCCGCAGACGCGACTGTAGTTCGTCGGAAAACCTCTTATTTGCGTTCTCTGGAATCGCGTCGACCCCGGCGATCCCGGCATCCGGCCCAAGGAGCGGGTACTGCACAACGTGTGAGTTGGGCATCTGCACGCCACGAAGGCCCATGCGAGGATGCCAGTGCGTGTACACCAGACCCTCCTGGCTTGGCTGGAGCGGCGTGTCGTAACCAAGGGCGCTTCGGCTGTACTTGGCCTTTTGCCTCTTGGAGAGTCCCGCCCCACTGAAGCCGACCATCTCGTTCTTCAGCGGATGATCCCAGCGATACCACACAGCGTTCGGGTCAAGTCCCATCTGCGTGGCGCGTGCCGACCGCGATCCCCAATCCATCGGAAGAGCGCCAGAAGCCACGTCGTCAATCGTCCGCTGGTCAACGCCCATGAACTTCAGGTAGTCCAGATAGTCCTGGGAGACGACTCCATCGGCGATTTCTTTGGCGAGCCGGTCCTCCAATACGGCCGTTTCTCTTGCCGCTGACCCACGAAGCTCACTGTGACGCGGAAATCGCTTCAGTTCGTTTAGCCTGTTGAGCTTTCCAAAAAGCGATTCGCCATCCGGCATGAATGCGGCAGGGGCGTCGGTGTCTGCCAGCCCGCCCCATCTTGGGACCGAGCTAACCTCCACGGCTGGCGGCGACGCGCCAAACGAGACAGAGACTTTGGGCCAAGCCAAGCTCGTGAAGTCTGGCTCTAAGCCAGCCCAAGGGTCCGGCGCAGGCTCTGTCGGCACGAGCGGGCCTTCGTCCTTGCCGCCCGTGGCCCCAAAAGTCTTGCTGTTGAAATACTCGTCTATGTCGTCTGGCTGCACTGGCTGCAAGACGAATTCCGCTCCATCCCACACATATTCCGCTGGCGGGACTTCTGGCGGCGGCGGCTCAGTGAACACCTCTTCAATCGCATCCCAATTCGGGACATCATCAACTACAGGAATGTCCGGAACGTCCGGTGTCTTTTTGGGCACCAGCCCAGATAGCAGCTTGGCGGATGGACTGACGGTAGGCAGCTTCGGCACAACGAACCCCTTTCTTGGGGTTTATGGCCGTCACGACCGCCAGTTGGGCTTATTCCGCCTCCTGCGGTGTGGCCTCGATGCCCCGCCGGTACTCCCCGCACCAATCCCCGGAGTACGTCCTGGGCCAATCGGCCGTCCCGTCATAGGAGTCGTTCCCCAGCGGGCTTCCACGGCGGCACAGGCCGGTGTTTGGACCGCCACGCTGATCCTGCTCCCAGAAGAGGCAGTTGCGGCAGGTCTTGTTCAAGTCGTCACGAGTCCGTGGCATGGAATCCCCTACTTGGCAGTGAGCATCAAACCGATGTTCGCGAAGCTATACCCGGCCCAGGTGATGCAGCCCGAGACGTTCCCCTTCAGCCACTGCTCGACTGCGATGTAGGCGTACACGCAGGTCACGAAGGCGATGAGGGAGGTGCTCATGGGGTCAATCTCCATGAGCGGGAGGGCGAGTGCCATCCGAGAAGAACATGGCCCCCTCGAATACGGAAAAAATCCAGGGGCGGTATGTAACTTAGATCGCACGCGGGCTGGGGGGGGCGGGGGCCTCTCGAATCTACTGGCCCGAAGCCGTTGCAGCTAAACGACTTACGCCTCACGCTGTCGTTCGATGGCAGGAAAAGGGCAGACGGCGATCCCGAAAACGATGCCGTCCCCCTCCCTCTATTCATGTCCTCCTTGTGTCGTCGGTGGGCCATTCCCTCTTTCCATTTTCCTTTCCCGTCGCCCCGTCGTTTCTCTCGGCGTTTCTCGGCTGCGGAGTCTGGTTTGTAGATGGCACGACGACGACGGTTGATCGGCGTTGTGACCGTCTGGAGGTTCAGTCATGCAGGGCAAGTACGAGGTTCAGGCGATGGCGGTTACGCGGGACTGTCTCGACGTTTGGGAGTTCGACACGGAGCGTGAGGCCCGTGAGTTCTTGAACGTGAAGGCGGACGGTGGACGTACCTACACACTTGTCGATCCGGCCGGAGAGGTCATCGTCCGGTCCCGCTTCCCTGTGCTGATGGTGGCCTGATTTCCCGGTGCGGAGTCTGGATTGTGAGGGACGGTCGTTCGGGCAGGTTCGACTCCTGCCCCCTCACATGCACCACGTTGGTGCTGGTTCGGTTGTTCACTTTGGAGGTTACTACCATGACTAAGGCTGAAATGCAGGCGATGATGGCGAGCGTGTCCGCTGCGGCGACCAAGGCTGCGGAGGCTGCGATGATGAAGCTGGTGACGGTGGGCGAGAAGCCTGCCGCGAAGCCCGCTTCGGACGATGCCAAGGCGAAGCGTCTGGCAGGGCTTGAGAAGGCTCGTGCGGCCAAGGCTGCCAAGGCTGCGGCCAAGGCCGACAAGCCCGCTCCGGCGAAGCAGGAGGCCGCTGCGGCCAAGCCTGCGGCCGTCAAGGGCCGGAAGGTCGCCCGGTTCAAGGGCAACGGGCAGGAGGTCGAGGTTCACGCGGATGACAAGGGCTATGCCGTGCTGCACGCCGTCGTGAACGGAGTTCCAGTGAAGCTCGGTGCCCCGGTGCGTCTGTCGTCGTGGCGTGTTCTGTGCTGCGTCATCCGCTCGGCTGCGGTGCAGGACATGGACAAGTTCATGGTCGAGAACGGTCTGTGCGACCGGGATCTCGCCTGATTGGTAGCGGTGCGGAGTCTCTCTTGTGAGGGGCGGCAGTCGGAGCGTTTCCGGCTGTCGCCCCTCGCGTTTTCCCCAGGAGGTTTTCCCATGTACGTCGTGAAGTGTGGTGTGCCCGATGCCCCGGTCGAGAAGTTCCGCCGGGAGGATGAGGCGATGGAGTTCGCCTGTCTGATGATCGAGCGTGATGAACAGACGGGCATCGAGGACGGTGCCGAATGGTCTGTCGAGGAGGAGCCGGAGATTGTGCCCAACTACAAGCACAGGTTCACGGTCGAGGAGGGTCTGACCTACGACCTGCTCATGCCCCTGTCGGAGTGTGCCATGCACATGCGTATCTCTGGCAAGGTGCAGCGTGTGCGGGCCGGTCGGTGTGGTGTGTACCTCGTGAACGAGGACGGTTCAGGCGGGCCGCACATGACAGACGGCGAGGCCGGTGTCTTGAGCCAGGGCGCAGAGCGGTACGCCTACGGGTGGAAGGTGCGGTGAAAGCCGCTGCGGAGTCTGGTTTGTGGTGGGCCACGGCACGTTGTCGTGGCCTGTTTCTTTTCACGAGAGGAGGATGCGATGAAGCGAGCGATTGCGATGAAGTGGGTGGCTGCTCTGCGTTCTGGCAAGTACAGCCAGGGGCGTGGTCAGCTACGGGTGAACAGGCGATACCGTGGCAAGCCAGCCCCGGAGTTCTGCTGCCTTGGCGTTCTCTGTGAACTGGCCCGCAAGGAAGTCGGCGGGAAGTGGCGGCGCAGCACCGGATCTTCGGCGTTCGTGGACGAATGTGATCGTCATGAATCAGTGGAGTCACGCCACACTCCTCCAGCAAGCGTCACTGCTTGGGCCGGGATGAGTGGCCCAAACCCGATGGCTGCTGTTGGGGACAGGGTTCAGCTTGCGCCGGTCGGCGAGGACATGCGGACCCTCGCCCAGCTCAACGACGATGGCGCGACGTTCGAGCAGATCGCAGACGTGATCGAGGAGCAGTGGAAGTCCCTCTGATTTCCGCTGCGGAGTCTGGTTGGTAGC